GCAGAAAAAGATCCGTGAATGGATCAAGAACCTGCCGTATGGATGCCCGCCTGACGAGGAGGTACAGGAAATGAGAAAGGAGATTCTGAATGGGCGCGCAGAGCATATCAAACCTTGATAGGACGGATTTATGTAAGTCCGTAGACGAATGGCTGTCCTGCCAATGGGGTAGATATATGAGATACCATAGGTATAGGATCGGTGACAAGCCTGATATATCCTATTGGGGTAGGATAATTCGTCTGCAAAGGTCATTATGTGATAATGATTGCGGGTTATGTCCGGATGAGGTAAGATTGTTAAAGGAACGTGTTAATAAGTTGCTGGCATGAGAAAGTATAATTGTTCACATATAACTCCGTCCACTTGCGTACCTTATGAGGGTGATCTACCAGAGTGGTCAAAGTATAAGGACTCTGATGAGTGCGTTATGATCTCCGACGTGATAGAGGAGATATATGAAGAGCTTACCCGTATTAGGGAGGCTATAGACGTCAGGGATCTTGGCGAGTCTTGCGTGAAGGTAAGTGGTGATAAGACCGTAGCGAAAATCCTTTACGCTATTGAGAATAAGATCTGCAATGGGTAATTAATGTCCTGATTTTAGGATATTAAAAATAGCCAATCGGTTTGTGTTTATCATCCCGATTGGCTATTTTTGTATGTCCGCCGACTCTCACGAGGGAGCGGACATAAAGTAATTAATTATTAATCTCAAAATTAGACTAAAAAATGAAGACAGTAAATGTTTTAACAAGAAAGATGGGCGATTTTAACGTTTTTCAAAGAACTAGTGATGGTTATTTTGATGCCAATAGTTTACTTAAGCAATGGAATGATAATCCCGATAATATAAGAAGAAAGTTTTCTGTGTTTATAGATAGTCCTAAAACCATAGAATTTTTAGAAGCTCTAAAGGATGATGAAAGCCATAGTCCAAAAATGGACAATGGTGATAATCAGTTATTTGTAAAAGTAAAAGGTAGAGTTACAAAACATGGCAAGACACCTGATAAGATATGGATGCATCCTTTGCTATTTATAAAATTCGCCATGTGGATAAATCCTAGATTTGAGGTTCAGGTTTTGAAGTTTGTACATGATCAACTTATAGATTACAGAGATAAGGCTGGTGATGCTTATAGGAGAATGTCTTCCGCTTTATCTAAAATCGTGGACTCGTCAAGGTTTAAAGATAAAATACAGGATTTAGCTAGATCTCTGAATATAATAGTTTACGGTCTTCATGAGACTATGATAAGAAACTCTGTTGGCGAGGAGGTCAAGGCTAAAGAGTTGATGGAGCTAGAGATTGATATAGCTAAGATGATTGAATTTGGGTATATAACTACCGAGGAGCAGTTAAGGGATTATCTGTATAAGGTTTTGAGAAGCAAAAAGGCTCTTCCTTTGTAATTTGATTTTAAATTGTATCTTTGTGACAAAGTGAATCACAATGGTATACGGTAATAAAGAAATAGTTCGGACGTTCACCAGAAATAACCCGCCTGCCGGGTTGACTACCGGGTCCCTCCCAACGTCTATTTTGGCGATACGCAGGAGGAGGCTGACAACAAGGCTGAGGATGATATCAAAGCCAACGGTCAGGACTACGCCAATACATATGCCGACATAATACCGGCTGTATGGTATAATGATCAGGTATGCGATGAGTTTATCAAGAATAATTGCGTAAGCGGTAAGGGATCCAAGGAGCAGGTATGTATAGAGGAAGGTAGGTTTGTCTCTTACGTATCCAAGAAAGATGCCAATGATAAGGCTAGGGTGGAGCTTGGACGGATCGGGCAGGCCAACTCCGTCGGGGCTTGCTGCGAGGACTGGGCCTCACAGCCTTTTCGTGGCTTGTTTTACAAGAACGATTGTGAGGCTGGCACATCAGGCAAGGGAGGTATTGTATATGAATTACCAGCCGGAGCCGTCATATCCGATATATCCCAGATAGACGCCGATACGTTAGCTTATAGGAAGTTTATGAAAGAAGGTCAGGAGAAGGCTAATGCCGAGGGTAGTTGCTCACCTGTATTCTATAATACTATGATCGGTGATTGGTTCGAGAAGATATGTCCATTCGGATATAAGTCCGGTAAAGTATATTACTCTATCAAAGCCAACAGGTTTAGGTCATGGATATCGGTTGAGGATGCCAACGCCAAGGCTCGTGAGGTCTTGATGGTAGAGGGACAGGAACATGCTGACCTTAATCTTGAGTGCGAGAAATGGATTGAGAATATCGATCAAGAAGATCAGTGTTATTGGTGATAATACCTTTTTTTGTTTTTCCATAATTTATAGATTAGTGCTTGGAGGGGATCGTGTATCTCCTCCATTTTTTTGTATATATATCAATGGTATTAAGTTTATATACTGTGATTCACTTGTTTGTATGTTGAATATATTTTATATTTGCATACCTATCTATTCATCTCGAACCGATAGGTATTATGTTTAATTTAAAATATTGTTCAAAGTTATGAAAAGTAGGGTTGAAATCAAGTCTTCCGACAGGAAATTGATGGGCGTTGTCATACCGGCGCTTAGTGATAATGGTTTTGTTAATATCACTTTAGCCATGAAGGTTTTGTCTGATGATAGGCTTAAAAAGGGGCTGTCTCCCAAGAAGCTTAATGATATCATTAAGTATGATGGGTTTCAGGAAAAATGCAGGGAGATAATTAGTAGGCTGGAAAACAGGGATTTATGTAAGCGGATAAATATCAGCCTACAAAATAAGGCTCTAAATCTTAGCGATTTAAATAAAATGGGATTAGCATGTCGAAAAGGTAAGGGGGATGGTCAAATGTGGTATATGAATCCATATCTTTTTCTCGTGGTAGCCATGGAGATGAGTCCTGAGGTTTGCGCTGATGTTGTAATGTGGTTTGTTGATAATGTTGTAGGGACAAGAAATGCCGCTGGTGATGCTTATATAGAGATGTGCAGTAGTGTATCTTCACTTATAAGTGATAAAAGTAATTTAAAGGAGTTGTTATCAAGGATAGCCAAGGGTATAAATTTCGTCGTGTTTGGCGTGCATGAGGAAGGGATAAGGAATAGAGCTTCTTTTGAAGAATTGGATATGATAGTATCAATAGAAAGGAATATATCTTATGCTATTAAGGCTGGATATATAAAAGATTACAATGGTGTTATAAATGATTTGGGAAGGCAATGGAAAGAAAGATGGGGTAATCCTGTTCTTAAATTGAAGTCTTGATTTTATTTCGTTGTTATAATTCGCAGATATAGGGGATACGAATGTCGTATTCCCTATATTGTTTAATGGAGTGTGTTATCTTGTTATTAAATCAAATCTGTATCTTTGTTGAAAACAATAACATTATTAATATGTGTAGTACAAATGGTTGTTGCCATGATCATTCAAGGGAACGTCCCGAAGAGTGTTGTCATGGCGTTAAGATAGACAGGTTTCTTAACAAATGCCCTAACGATCCTTGTGATCCTTGCGATCGGGATTGTCAGGACGAACCTTGTGTTGGTTATGGATGTCCTATAACCTTGTATGATAAATGCGTCTTGTACTCAGGCGATGAGTTGGTGGTGGATGGTATAGAGAAAGGTACTGATATCTCTGTCGTTATAGACTCATTGAGGCGTATTATAGCGTCTAGGGATAAGCAGATAGATTTATACCATCGTGAGGTTCTGGATTTGAAGAGGATTATAAACGAGCTTGTCAACGCCGGTGGTAGCGGCGGGGATAGCGGAACTGAAGAGGAGGTTTGGTGATATGAATGGCTGCAACAAAAAACAATACAGACCTACTGTAGATGACACGAAAGTACCGTGCTCTACGTACATGAGTACCGATTGTATTTACCCCGGTGATAAGGTACGTGTGGAATCATTGGGATTATCCCCTAATTGCGATATGTCCGATACCCTTAACGCTATGATAAAGGCTATACGGGATAGGGATGCCGAGATACTTGAATTAAGAAGAATGATCAATAAATTGATTTGATATGAGAAATAATTGTAATCCATGTAAGCCGGAATATAGACCGGGGGACGAGTGCAGTATCTACAGTTCCCAGATCATATATGACGGTCAGTCGTTCCCTGAGGCGGATATCAGGAACGGTGATAGCATGAATAGCGTAATCGAGTCTCTGGTAAGGAAGCTGGTTGCCGTATCTGGCGCCACGGCGTCCATCCAGCGTGACTCGTTCAAGGGCGTTCAAGCTGTCAGATTAAGATACGAGCCGTTGAACGTGCTCAGCGTTACCTATTGTGGTACTATCGTCCCTAATGACGGATATGTCGTTTCTGGCAGGTCCGTTAAGTTTAAGAAGAAATATTGCATGGGTGATGAGTTCACTGATGTTAATATCGTATATACTACATTGAATAGTAATATTTTAAATACCTCATGTTATGGCTAAAAGAGTGTACGATACGGTCTTGGCTTCCGAGTGTGACGGCTGGGTATGTGGTGAGACCCTCAAGAAGGGATCTCTTCCCGTAGACAGGTTAGAGCTTGACTCTTTTTCAGAGGCTGTCAGGGAGCTTATAGAACGGTTTTTCGAGGAGGGATGGTTGCCGGACATGATCTGCGATCTTGGTTGTGGTGGCGCCAGCGTGTTTGAGATTAAGCCTACTAACTTCGAGTATCCTCCTGAGGGTGGCGAGCAGATTCTGGAGATTATCGTAGGTAAGAGTGATAAATGGACTATAACTCAAGCGGAATGATATGAATAATTTAAAAGATATTCTTGCTAAGATCGAGCAAGGCTCCTCATGGGTGTCCTACGACAAGATTTCCGGTACCGGCCCCGACAAGGTGGCGATCAAGGTAGAACCGGGATGGATGGGTAGGTTGCCTAGGGAGACTTACGTGGCGGTCGAGAAAGGCAAGGTTACGAAGCTCGCCACTATAACCCAGAAGGGTATGGAGCGGGTAAGCGTGGATCCGACCAATATCATGTTCGACATGGAGGGTGGGACGGCGACCATCAACGCCAAGCTCAACTCCGCCTCGGTCAAGGCTTCCTGCCTTACCCTTGGTGGATCGGTGAGCAAGTCCTATATAGTATCCATGAACGTGAACGGCTTATCCATGAAAGTCCCGGAAGAGGATAGCAGATATATAGTGTATGCCGATCCTGAGGATCCCGGAGCCACTGATTTGTATGAGGCTAGCTTTGTCATAGCTATGCCTAAGAATATGGATAACGAACAGCATCATGAGATGTTTGTCTTGAACGGTAAGGTTGTTAATATTAATCAACAGCCTAATGATATACCTTATATCATACTTGATCATGACTTCGATAACGTGACTAGCGAGAACGGTCAGGTTGTCATCGATATCAAGTCCAATACCGAGTATGATATCGAGCTGGTATGTTGCACTTGCGGTGATGGTAGTGAGCCGGAACCGGAACCACCCTTCAACGTGGATCCGCAAAGGTTGACGCTTAATAAGGATGGTGATACCCAAATCGTGAGGGTAGAGGCCGGAGATGATGTTTCATGGAGAATAGAGGAGAATTGACATGATTGAATAAATTGTTTATTTCATACACAATGTTTATATTTATAGTATAAGATATTAAAATGAAATTAGTTGAGAGACATATAGTAAAAGACAACCGGTTTGAGGATATCTGCCTCAAATCCGGGTTGTTGTACAATTATGTTCTTTTCAACGTCAGGCAAGGGATATTCGATGGTAACGATCTAAAGGAATATGAGTTCTCAACCAAACTTTGTAAGGAGAATCAGATTGATTTCAGAAATTTACCTGCTGCTGTGTCCCAGCAAGTCATAGCCCAAGTCTTCTCGTCGATAAGGTCTTGGATCAGATCAAAGAAGGAATATGAAAATAATCCTTCAAAGTTTAAGTCCAAACCTAAATTGCCGAAGTACAAACGAGGCAAGAAGCAGAATATGGTAGTCTTTACGACTTCTTCTTGCAGGCTTAAGGATGATGGATGTATTCATTTTATCAAGAGTGTAATTCCACCAATCAAAACAAAAATAGGAGATAGCAAATTATGTCAGGTTAGGATAGTCCCTCAAGCTACATGCTATGTGGTTGAGGTTATTTATGAGAAGAAGGAACAGGATATTAATCTTGATAAGGATAATGTTCTTTCGATTGATTTGGGATTGAATAATTTATGTACATGTATAAGCAATGTAGGTATCAATCCTTTCATTGTAAACGGAAAGATTATAAAATCCTTCAATCGGTGGTATAATAAGAAGGGAGCTAGATTGATGTCATATATTGGCGATAAGGGAACTTCAAAGAGATTAAGACAGTTAAACAATTACAGGAATTTTTGGATTGATGACAAGATTCACAAGGTTAGTAGATATATTGTTAACTATTGTATTGATAACAATATCGGAAGTCTTGTGATAGGATTAAACAAAGGATGGAAGAATGGGATAAATCTAGGAAAGAGAATAAACCAGAAGTTCGTTGAGATCCCGTTCTCTAAACTCATTGACAAGATTTCTTATAAATGTAAATTGGTTGGAATCATCCTTCAAGTTCACGAGGAGTCCTATACTTCTAAAGTAGATCATCTGGCTTTTGAAAAGTTAGGTAAGCATGATGTTTATCTTGGCAAAAGAAAGAAACGTGGATTATTCCAAAGCTCTATCGGAAAGCTTATTAACGCTGATATCAATGGAGCTATTGGAATTGGAAGAAAAGTATTCGGTGATTCTTACGTCAGTAGGATAATCGATAGTGGGTTTGCGTTTAACCCGGTTAGAGTAAACATTTTGTGATATAAATATTAATCTAATTAATAAGATGAATAATTTTAATAACGTGGCAAGGGAAATAGATAAGAATTGCGTTGAGGGTAATTGCTTTGCCATTAACGACAAGAGCCATGGGGTAGGCGATAATAAGCTTAATATCGTATACAAGGCTAATTATACCGGTCAGATCTGTACGGCTAAGTTCCGTATAACGTCAAAGGACGGTAATATTGTCAAGGAGTATATGATAGCCCAAGACGCCAAACCCGTTTATTATAATATCAAGATGGTTCAGCCGTTCACCAAGGATGACTGTCTGGCCAACCAACATGGATCGGTGGTGTTGTATACGGTCGAGGAAAGGACTTACAAGTCGTTTATCTCGCAGGAGGACGCAGACGCCAAGGCTATGGAGGATATAGCCCTGAACGGTCAGAAATACGCCAACGAGCATGGTGAGTGTATAACCGATATCTGGTATAACGAGGAGCAGAGAAAGACGTTTATACGTAATAATTGCGATAAGTTCAGTGACGGTCAGGAATATGTTTATATCATTCCTGAGGGCAAGTACGTATCTTCCATCTCTCAGGAGGACGCCGATAGGAAGGCTCTTGAGGATATTGAGAAGAACGGTCAACAACAAGCCAATTTGGAGGGTGAGTGTAAGCCTAAGGAGAATATCTATTATGGTAAGTTTAGTAAGACCTTTACCCGTAACAATTGTGACTCCACCCAATACGGTACGGATGTGGTTGTTAATGAGACGATGGTTACAGGAGACTTCAGATCCATCGTATCTCAGGAAGACGCTAATAGCCTAGCAAGGGCTGCTGTCGAGGCTCAAGGTCAGGATATAGCGAATATCAAGGGTAACTGTGAGAAGATACCGGTATTTACCGGATCGTACTCCAAGGTATTCCAGAGAACCAACTGCCCTGAGGGTTCTACTCCTGTTGACTTCACTGTGGACGAGAAGATGTGTTCTGGATATCCGTTCACTTCTACGGTATCGCAGGATGCCGCCAACAAGCTGGCGCAGGACGCTGTCGAGGCGCAAGGTCAGGCTATCACCAACGAGCGTGGCGACTGTCAGACTAACGTCTACTATAACGTAAGGATGGAGAAGACAGTCACTAGAAACAATTGCGATGAGTTCCATATCGGTCAACCTTATACTTATGTTGTAGCCGCTGGTAAGTACTTCTCTATTATCTCTCAGGAGGATGCTGACAATAAGGCTAAGGCCGATCTTGAGGCTAACGCCCAGCAACAAGCCAACCTAGAAGGTGAGTGTAAGGAGAAGACGATCTACTACGGTAGGTATAATAAGGAGTTCACTCGTAATAACTGTGATGAGACCCAATACGGCACCAAGGTTGTCGTGGATGAGACTATGGTGACAGGAGATTTCAGGTCTACCGTATCTCAGGAAGACGCCAACAATAAGGCTAAGGCCGCCGTCGAGGCTCAAGGTCAGGATGTGGCTAACGTGAAAGGTAAGTGCGAGAAGGTGCCTGTATATACCGGTACTTATACACGTACGTTTACCCGTAACAATTGTGGTACTGGCGCTGGTGGTACTTATACGGTAAATGATAGGATGGTTGACGGTTATCCGTTCACGTCTACCGTATCACAGGAGGATGCCAACAACAAGGCCAAGGCCGCCGTTGACGCCCAAGGACAGGCTCTTGCCAATATCCACGCTCTTTGTACGTACACCGGCCGTGCTTCCTTGGAGTTTACGAGAAACAACTGTGGTGAGTGTAAGATCGGATCTAAGGTGACGATCACCCAAGATATGGTAGAAGGACACCCATTCCAGTCTAACGACTCCCAGACCGCCGCTGACGCTATGGCTATGACCGCCGTACAGGCTCAAGGACAGGCTTTGGCTAACACCAAGGGTACTTGCTCTAACGCCACTATGTATACCGGCAAGGCTAGCTTCGAGTTCACGAAGAGCAATTGTGGCGCTAATCAGGTAGGAAATCCGTTCACCGTGACACAAGATATGGTGGAAGGTCATCCGTTCCAGTCTTGTGTATCACAGGATGAGGCTAACTTAGTCGCTATGGCCGCTGTCATGAATCAAGGTCAGAAGATCGCCGATGAGCGTGGTACTTGCCATGAGGCTCCTAAGTACACCGGTCATTATAGCGAGGCGTTTGAGAAGAATAATTGTCCGTCTGGTCTTATCCCGTCTTCAGTTACCGTTACTGAGGCTGACGTGACCGGAGGTCCGTTCTACTCATACGAGAGCCAGTTCGCCGCCGATGAGCTTGCCAAGGCCGCTGTCAAGGCGCAAGGTCAGGCTATAGCCAACGATCGTGGTACTTGCGACGAACTGAAGATATATGTAGGTAATTATAGCAAGGAGTTCACTCCTAAGTGTCCTACTTGTCAGTATGCAGATCCTATCACCGTAACCCCGGATCTTATGGGTCAGTTCTTTACCTCAACCCGTTCTCAGGAAGAGGCAGACGCTTTGGCTAAGGCCTATATCGACAGAATGGGTCAGGCGTTCGTCAACAAGAACTATGATGATACGTGCCATACGAAGACCGAGCAACCGGTATGGGAGACTATAGAGACCGTATGTAAGGACTGTATCTCTCAATTACATCAACGTAACACCAATACCTGTTATACTGATCCTGATAATCAAGAGCGGTATATAGCTGGTGGTAATAATACATGTTTCTGGTTTGGTACGGCATCCAAGGCCTTTACCCGTCAATGTGCGGATGGTGGAGTTGGAAGCTCTGTTACCGTAACTCATAATGATGTTACGGATCCAAGTCCTAGCTCTGATGGTAAGTTTAAGTCATGTGTATCCCAAGCTGACGCTAACGCCAAGGCATTGGCCGCCGTGAACTCTCAGGGTCAGGCCGTGGCTAACTCGAAGGGTACTTGTACGTGGACAGGAAGCTATACCGGACAGGTTAGGAAGAACAATTGCGCTGACGGCGGCGTGGGCGACATGGTATCCGTAAGTAGCAGCAAGCTTCCGGGACACCCGTACACCTCCACCGTTTCCTTGGCTGACGCCAACAAGAAGGCTGAGAACGCGGTTCGTGGATCTGATGGTCAGGCTTACGCCAATAAGAATGGAGGATGTACATGGACTTACGTGGCAAGCCGTGACTTCTATAGGAACAATTGCGCCGGAAGCGGGGTTGGTCAGAGAATAACAGTGACCTCTACGCAGGTTAACGGCGGTACGCCTATCACCAGCAAGGTTTCTTTGGCTGATGCCAGAAGCAAGGCCGAGCAGATCTTAGACCAGAAGGGACAGGATTACGCTAACCAACATGGAACTTGTGTATGGACCGGTACTGGAAGCGCTACATTTTATAAGGATAATTGTGGTACATGTAAACATGGTGTCGCTCTATCCGTTCCTTATAGCGCCTTAGGGTTGTCAG